AATGATACCCGACTAAAATTTAAGGGTATTCTACCACAATAACCGCTAAAAATAGTCAAGAATTTAAGCTAATTAAAGAAATTTAAAATATTAGAGATGAATAATAAAAATGGTGGGTTGTGAGAGACTCGAACTCTCGACTGACGGATTAAGAGTCCGAACCAGTTATAATAGATATTAATCAATAATAAATTATAAATCAACCACTTACGCATATAGATATTATATATTTATCCATTAGTCCTATCAACCTTCCATACCTTTTTACACCTATCTTGTCAAATTCTCGTCAAACTAAAATCATTTAATCCTAGCTGATCATTGAGTTAATGATAAACAGTATTTAGAAAGTTCGGTGAATTTTCATCGCGCTTTAGGTGTAACCGCCCGCTAAATTTGAGAAATAAAAACGCCCTTTAAATCATCATTAAAGGGCGTTTAAATTAGATATAAGAAACAGCGAAATTCCCCACCGCTTGTCTTAAACTCTATCAGGCCAAGGATCGGATGTTGTCCACATCATGGCTGGCGGTCTTAGATTTTTGGGGCCAATGTCAGGTATTGCCTCATTGCCTTTTATTTTAGGGGCTGCGTGGTATGGGGTAAATCGCATAAAATTTCCAGTGGAAATTAATGATCGGTTTGTCTTTAGTCATCATGTTTAAACATTGCCCCTAATTGATTCGGACTAAATCGCCAGCCATTTTCCCCACCGCAAATCGCATTAAAGCACCATTCGCTACAAAAATACTTCGAGCGTTTTTGTTTGATGCCAAGTACGATTCCTAACGCACCCCACCAGTCGTATTTACAGCCCAAAGTGCGGTCAAAATAGGCTTTGATTTGTGCTTCGGTTACACCGTCGAGCGGAATTAAATCCCATTTTTCTCTATCATAAACATCAATTTGCTTGCAACGTACACCGCCGTCTTGCACTGATGATGAGTAACAATCCCATACGGTGTGATGTTCGTAATGATGCCCATTACCAAACTCAATGTGCTCAATGGCAACCTCGCAGTGCGAGTATTTGCCCTTTGTGCAAAATCGAGTAATGTGGTCGGCGATGGCTTTGACTGGCTCTTTGCGCCAGTCACGCTTGTGTTTGTACATCGCCAAATAAACCTTAGCCATTTTGATATGCCTCCATCAAGTTATCCATTTGTTTGATAATGTCATCATGGATTGATTGCATTTGCTCAATCGTGAGATTAGGAGCTTTGAGCTCATACTTGCGCATACGTTGATTAGCTAATTCAACCTGCAGTTTTTCGAGTCCTGCTGCCTGCGTCAAAATCAGATTTGTGGCGGTCTTGTTATCCAGTCTCGCACGTTGTGCAAAGTCTGAGATATATCGACTGCACTCGCCTTCATAATTTGCTGCTTTAAACGCTTCTGCAGCTGCTTGGCGTTCGCGATACTCGCTTTCAAATCTCGTCCAAGTGCTGTAGATTTTAGCTGCGTGCTCATCAATGTTGGCGATAAGTCGAGTTTGAGTTTCAGTTAAAAGTGCGGTTTGTTTTTCGAGGGAAATTTCCCACGTGAGGGTGTCAAGATTTAACTGGTGTGCTGCGCTGGGTTGCGGGTCAATCAGTGCAGGATACCCTGTTTTGTCTGCGATGATTTGCTTGCCTTGAGCTTGTCCGTTAAGTAGCTCAATATATTTATCTTGGCTAATTTCTACCGCACTTTCAGGTACAAAACCGCCGTCAGTGTCGTCAAAAAAGCCATTTTTGTAGTAGATTGTCATTGTTTTTCCTTTTTGTATTTACATTTTCTTTCTTGCTGTCTATAATGTATTTACAAAATACATCATAAATCGCAATGAAAATTGAATTTGACCCTGATAAAAATCAACGTAATATTGAAGAGCGAGGGCGTCCTTTTGAACAAGCTCAATATCTTCAATGGCACAGTGCTTTAATCTGGAAAGATGAACGCACAGATTATGGTGAAGTCCGCTGGAATGCGCTTGCTTATCTAGATGATCGACTTCACGCTATTTGTTTTAAGATGACTAAAACCCATTTACGAGTGATTAGCTTTCGTAAAGCAAACAAACGAGAGGTAAAAAAATATGAACAACATCGTCAGCGATAATGAACGCTTCAATCTTGAATTTACAGATGAAGAATTAGACAAATTCAAACCAATTGAAGATGTTATGCCACAAAATTTACTGAATGCCTTATTAACGCATCAAGCCAATATGGAAAATCAAGGGTTGATACCCCGTAAATTAACGAGAGGCAAACAAAAACAGCCTACAAAACAAATCGTCACCATTCGCTTGTCTGCCGATGTGGTCGAGAAATTCCGTGCCACAGGTAAAGGTTGGCAAACTCGTATCAATGAAGTTTTGCGTCAATATTCTTCTCAGTTGTAATCATAGTTATCTTTCAACCACTGAGCCGTCAGGTCTACGTCTTACGCGCCCCCTATTATTTCTTCCTGATGAGCTAGGGTTTTGATTAGCTTCGCTATTTACCTCTTCGACTGTTGGCGCATCGGTAACAATTCGTTGATAAGATTGCCCTTTCCAACGCCCGATAGCGGTAATATGCAAAGTGCTTTCAGAAATATAGACGTAATTTTGTGAATAAGTAAATTGACATTGCGTATTTGAGCTTTGATAGCATAATCCAATTTCCACATTATTACTTTCATGGAAACTGGAAAGTAACTGATTTGATTGCCCTTTCGGATTATTCGCTTTGCTGGTCGTCCAATTTTGTCCATTTACCCGTTCAAAATAAGGACGCGATAATTGATGAGTAATACTGACCACCGGTAGGCTCGTAAATGCCACAGGGTACATTAATGTAATCACGTCGTTTTCATCATTAATATTTCGGTTAAATGATGGCTCGGTGTTTTCATGCATATAGGTAAGAATCATCAACCCATTTGAGAATTTATACACTTCCCAGCCACCGATATTTTCATAAGTTATCGCATCATTAATCATGCCAGATGTAACGGAATTAAAATCTGTAATCTGGCTCACAGTATGGGTATGATTACGGTCAGCTTTGTCTTGTAATCCTTGCGCTAATCGCCCTGCATCAAGCGTACCAGCATTGGTTACTTCGCCGTGTGACTTAATCCAAAAGACTACATCATCAAACGAGCTAACAGCTTTAATGCACAGTCTTAAGACGAGTGATTTCGGGCGATTTTCGTTTGCAGTAGGAACTACCCGCGATGCGTCAAAGCCAATATACCCTTTATGTCCAGTTCCGCCGTCATGATAAACACCCGATCTATCCCCTCGATAAAATACCCCGTCAATATCTCCTGCGTGCATCCCTAAATATTTGCCTGTAATATTACGGATTGCATCCTCTTGCGTTTGCCCCACAGAGAGCCCATTACCCGCATTACGCAAAAATCTATCTGCGACTTTAGGTACACTAGCAATGGAGCCATATTTACCAACTAAGTAACGATATAACTCTGGGTAACGTTGCTCGGTAACTTGTGTGGCAATCTCATCAAAGGCAATCCAACCAGCAGGGATGTTATCCACGGCAAAATAAGCCGTCATGCCCACATCGCTACGGGTTAAATCAGGGAGTTTGTTGCTGTTGCCCAAAGTGCGGTATAAATCAGGGAAGGTTTGTTGGTTAAATGTCGTGCCATTGGCTTTTAAAAAACCAACGGGATTAATTACCGCACGTGGAAATGACACCACCGCACCAATAGGCACGCCGTCGCCGCCTGTCTCTTTCCATTCTGACCAATTTGAGCCATTAAAAAAGCGTGTTTTGATTTTGTTATCATTTGCTTTACGTGCAATTTGACGCACCGCATTTGTTGCCCCTCCGCTCACTACTTCAATATGCCATGCCCCATTTTCGGGTAGATTTTGACCGCTTGCTAAGTAATAATTGCCATCGGTTTTATAGCCATTGGCATCGCCTTGCCCTTGTTCTACTTTGAAATTCCCAATACCATAGCCTGCTAAGGTTGTGGCTGGGGATTGTTTAGCGCTAGCAGCTTCTTTTGCTTCCGCCGCTTTATCATAAGCCGTTTTAACGGCTGCTGAACTCGCAAACTTTGTGTCACTTTCGTCGTCAACAGCAGAGTTTGGGAGTGGCTTGTTTTTGAGTGAGTTATAATCAACGGGTAGTTTATACTCTGTAGCCATGGGTACCCATTGAGCACCATTATATTCTTCAAAAATTTTTGTCGATGGATTCCAGCGTTTTGCTTTTAGCGGGACATTAGTGTGCTCCCCATCCAAAAATGATAAAGCCGCACTAATGGCGGCTCTAATTTCGGTTGGGAATTGCGTATACTCGCTATCGACAGTTGGTTTGTTAAAATCTGCCATTTTTGCTCCTTTACACTCCTTTTACAACCCAGCCAACTTTACCGCTTACACGATTCCCATTTTTATCAAATAAAAATACGTAAAAGCCTTTAGGTTTTGGCTCATCCTTAAAGTCAGATGTTGCAAAAAGTGGTTGTTTAGATTGTGGTGTTAAAACCGGGACAGACGCATCGATAAACTCTGTTGCAAAGTTTACCCATGTGCCTTTTATATCTGACGCATTTGCCTGTACGGTTCCTCCGTCAGTTTTTTGTTTTTGATCGAGTTTTAGATTAAGTGACTCTATTACGACAGGTTTCTGTGCATTGCTCACTGTAATTCTAAACTTAACATATCTAAAGTTGGTTTCATAAACGGATTGTTGGTCGTGTTCGCGCCAATTATCTTTAGCGTTTTCTTTTACTGCTATATGATAGTTAATATCATAACTGCCAGAGCTTATCACCTTAGGGGTAAGAGTAATTTTGGATGATGCTAATACCGTGCCGTAATCCATTTCCTCCTCATAATATCCGCTCTCGTCTATTGGCTGGAGGTACAACGGGAAACCTCTATTAATTTGAGATTTTGGAGTAGCGAGATTATTGGATCTAAAATGCTCTGCCCATGTATCTCGTCTGACTGGTAGATATAACTTGCCATCGATTTTATCCGAACCATTTTTAATTCCGTCATACGAGCTGTTGTAGTCGTATTTAAGGATATAATCTGGCGGTTGTGCAACATTGGATAGCGTATATTGCGGCTCACTTCTGTTACCTGCACTATCAACACCAATAATCCAGTATTTATATAACCCTCCTACAGTTTCAAACTGTGGAAACGCTAACCCATCAATATTTGTGATAAACTCTGAATTTTCTATTGTTTCCCCTTTCCGCAACTCATAATAGACAATCGGCAAGGTAGCCTTGGCACTTTGCCAACGCAACATGACGTAGTTATCGATAACTTGTTGAGATATAGAGACAGGTGTCGGTCGATGGACAATTAGCTGCGCTTGAGCGGATTCACTACGATTTCCGCCTAAGTCAATTGCAGTAACGGTAAATTTTTTATTGCCGTTAAAATCAGCCTTAAATTTAAATGATGTACTTTTAACTAAAGCCAGCACATCATCATCTTTTTTAACCTCGTAGAGCTCAGTCGAAAAAGAGTTGTTTTTTGTCTCACCCCAAGTCATCAAAACTTCATCGCCGACAATTTCTGCAACTAAGTTTTCTACCTGTCCGCCTGAAATATTAAACGTTACTGCAGTGGGCGATTCAGAGCGAACATCGGAAGAATCCACCGCGCTTAGCCAATACTTATGCTCACCAGCGCGAATAAAACCAAGATTAAATTCGTTTGCCTTGATTTTCCCAACTGGTTTAGAAATTTCATAGGTGTCGCCTTTTTTAATCTCGTAATACTCTAAATCTATATCGGGCGATAAATCCCAAATTAAAAAAGCTCCTTCTTGGGCAATAGCCTTATGTCTTAAATTAGAAACATTATGCGGAGGACGTAATCTCCCTATTGGCTCATAGTTTTGGATTGGATTATCGGACCATACACCTAATACATTGCTTGTTTTGATGCGGATTTGATATAACACACCATCTTTTACATTAGGAATATCAACCGATGTTAAGGTCGTTGGCTCCATCTGTTTCCAGTTGCCATTGCCCTCGCGATACTCAATTTGGTATCGAGATGTGAGTGATTTTGCAGGTTCATAACTTACAACAATTTTGGTTTGGATACTTCCCCCAAGCCCACGATAAATCTCATCGGTAATCACTACATTTTTTACACCAGTATCTAGCGTATTGTTTGTTGTGTCATATTCAATGAGTTCATTCCCATTTTCAATATGCTCAAACTTAGAGGGATTGTAATCAGATGCAGTGATAGTATATGAGCCGTCATCACTCTCAACAATGGAGATAACTCGATAAAATTCAGGTTTTATATCTGAACTAGCAATAATCCATGTGCTATTTTCTGTAACAGAGGTAAAGACTGGTCTTACGTCAATCTCAGTGAGTTTCCCACGTTGTGTAATCGCTCTTTGTTCCAACTCCCCTTTTTCATTCACAATGCTAATCGTTGATTCTTTTGTGATTTCAACTTCCGCATCGAGGATGATTCGGTTTGTTGTTGAACCGTCTTTAACTCTCCCACCGCGTCTCTCTCCTGAACGATGGACGTCAGATACTTGTATCACTTCGCCAGGGATGGGTATGGCACCATCTTGTCCGCAAGAAAACGTAATAACTTCGCTTTCGTATTGCTCAGTATAAAGTAGCCATTTCCCTAGTCGTCTCGCTTGCCCTCTCGATGTACAGCCGAACGCCACAACTTCCGTTTGGGATATGTACCCCATCTTAACAATCGCCTCCGAGTCCTCGATGTACTCTACAGATTGTTTAAAGTACTTTTTCGGGTCGTTCCACGTCACTAATACAACATTGTGACGAGTTTTAATATTCGAGCCTGAGCGGCTGAATTTACCGCCGATAACATTGGTATTATTAAACTGATAAATAGGCTCTTTGGGTGAGTCTTGGACGAGCATTTGAGTACCGCTACTCCAATAACTCATTGCTCTAAATACCGATGTTAAATCTCGTAACAGCTTAAAGGCTTCTTGTTTGGTTTGGATATAAACATTGCAGGTAAAGCGAGGTTCACGGCCACCAAATCCATCAGGGACTAATTCGTCGCAATATTTCGCTATTTGGTACATCGACCATTTATCTAGCATATCTTCTTTGATGTATTCCCCTGCCCCATATTCCTCGTTAGTGAGTAAATCAAAATAAATCCAAACAGGGTTATTTGAGTATTTGACAATAAATGTACCATCCCAATCACCGCTATATTCTCGAGTTTCTGGATTGTAGTTTGAGGGCACTTTTAGTTTGATGCCACGGCAATGATACCCACGAGATGGTATTGAGCTAAATTGCTCAGCGTCTATTTGCACGCCGACATATGCCACGCCAGGATAAGTTAATTTTTCCTCAAAAACCGTTGTGATTTTCGAAAAAATGGTTTTGTTTTGTAAAACCTGGCTATCTGAATCATCAGTTAACCGTGTCACTTTTATATTCCAGGGAGCTTCGCCTGTTAATCTAAAGCTATGTTCGCGATTATATGATGATGTGGTTTTACCCTCGATAACGATATTACCTGCATCTATCCATTGACTACCATTAGCTTGATATTCAACTTTTAACTCAACTTTTGTTCCATTAATATCACCATTACTTTTATTTTGATGACTTAATCCAGGCACAGTAATAGTTACTCTAACAATATCTGCTTCTGGTGCAATAATAGAGCGAGTGATAGGTTTGTCTTTTTTTACTTCGGTATTGACATCTGTTGTCACTTCATTGGTTTGGCAAATTTCTGACGGTGCTTGTCTCACGCTTCCAGGTCGCCACTCAATAGCAACATTATTAAAATTGAATTTACCTTTTTCATCTTGTAACTGCACATCACCAAAGTAGACTGAGTTTAGTCCATTTACCGGTCCTTCAATTTCTCCACAAGAAATAACATCAATAAATTTTGCATAGGAACAAGATTTGAGCGAATCTGGCGCTTCAACTGGTGCTCTACCACCTCCGCCACCACCTTTCCCACCGCCTTTTCTACCAACTATCTGCATTTATCACCCCGAAACTCGTTTAAATTTAAGTTTTCCTCTAGTCTCATTGTTTGATGTAGAGTTTGTTCTGATAGGAATTTCTTTATCGGTAAGACCTGCCGATACAACAGCAGATCCAACTATTAATTCGCCATATAACAATGGGATAGGTTGCCCTTGCTCGGTTGTATTTACTGCACCATTAAATAAATAAGACGGCTTATTCTCTGGACGTTCTTGTGGCCCGCTTACTTTTGGCACAGGGACGAGTAATTGGCTGATGCCGCCAAGTACAAGTGATGCACCAATCGTAAGTGGCAAGGTTGCCGCGCTGCTTAAAAAGCCTGTACCGCCTATAGTAGCCCATCCTAAAGGGTTCCAAAATGCAAGACCAATCATCGCAGCCCCCGCTATGAGCTGAAAGAATCCACCCCGCTTAGAACCCCTAATGATAGGAATAAGATGAAATTCGGCTTGAGCGCCATACCGCATTTGAAATTCATCAGATGATGTTGTCAGCTCTTCTCTCTGCACCAAGAACCGATAAACTATTCCGTGTTTTTCAGATTCTAAGAGAAACTCTTTAAATCCTCTTTTTAAAACACATAAGGCTCGGATGGCTTCCGCTGGTGTTTTTACTGCCAGCTTATGGACTTTACCAAAGCGTTTGCCTAACTCGCCTTTAAGGCGTATTTTCCTTATGTCGCATGATGTGCGTTGTTCGTTCGCGGTAGAATTGTCCATATACATCCTTACTTGATAGTCGTCCGTATAGGTGATGGCCAATTAAACCATCACCAAGATAAACACCAGCATGATTAGGTACATTTGCGTTAATTTGCATCACAATCATGTCGCCTATTTTTAAGTCTTTGACTGGATAAAATCCCGCGTCCTCAAAGTTATCAACATAGAGATTGCCACCATTATCCCACCAGCCATCTATGCGATTGTAGTTTGGGAGATTAATACCCAGTTCTTGGTGATACCAATCACGCACAAATCCGTAGCAGTCGGTCATGCCATGGATAAACTTACGCCCATACAAATCAGGTACCTCTGTAAGTGCAGGCATAAAATGCGTAGATACCTCATCGCCCTCTAGTCCAATAATGCACCATTCCAATCCACTCATTTTATGTGCGTCTTGATCTGCAATGCTTGGTAAACAGCTCTCGTCTGGATGGGAATGAACAACGGTTCTAATTTCCCCCACTCCTTCCGCTCTGGCATAATCTTCTATGCCAATCAAAAATTCATCTTCTGTTTCTGCCGCTAAATTGGTACAGGTGACATACTGCAATTTGCCATTTTTAAGCACAAAAAAACCGCAACTTTCGTGCGGATAACTTTGTTTGGCGTGTGCTATTGCATCATCAATATGTTTCATTTTAAATCCTCATATATGCCGCACTTGGGAAACCACCAAAAGGCAGTTCTGAGTGCTCACCAAAATGTGCTTTACAGTCAGCAAGCGTTTTAGCGCAAGTTGCTTTATCGCCTGTATATCCGCAAAACTGCCCCTTATATTTATGAGTGCAATATTGAGCCACAATCTGCCTACGGGGTAATTTCACCCCTTCTAAATCAGTGGCAGGTAATAGCTCGAAACTAACGGTTAAATGGTCTTCCGATGTTTTTTGCGATATATAAAATATATCATCGGGTAAATGTGCGTTTGGGTCGGCAGTCAAATTTCCATTTTCAAAATTTACCGCATCAAGATAGATTATTTTCGTTCGTTTGCGAGTAAGTCGAGCGCCCTCAATGCCTTTTAATTTTGCCAAGACTAATGTAATCGCCCCACCTAAATTGGAAAATGTAATCCTTGGTCTAACAGGATTTAACCCATCAACTGCAAATCCCTCAGCTTTGACTGGATAAGGTGTATATTCCAGCCCTTGCCACACAATAGCTTGACCTAATGGATTTAATCCATCATGGAAACGATAAACAATATCGCCAAATTTAGTGAGATCGAGTTCAAATAATTCTATCCAACCATGAGAGGCGTATTGTTGCAGTTGTCCGTAAATACTCATATTTACTCCAATAAAAAACCGCACTTTCTAAAAGATTGTGCGGTTATAAGTTCACGAAAAGATCTAACTGTTTAATTTGTAAAAGCTCACGCTCAAGGTCTTGCTTTTCTGATTTGCATTGCTGCAATAATTTTCCCCGTTCACCAGCTCGTTGCGTATATTCGGCTTTCGCTGATGATAGAAATACTTTGAGCGCCGTTTCCTGCCTGACTGTCGGTTAAACCGATAGTCGCCTTTGAAAGTTGGGTTTGATTAGACATAGAATGTCTCCTTTGGTTTGTTTTCGATATTAAGATTTACCCAGTTAAGGGTGCCGGGTGGTTCGAAAGCCGACCAAAAGAAACGGCTGGGATTATTCCCCTTTCGGGTGTTGTATTCTCCGCCCGCCCGACATAGATGAAATTGGATTTATGCGTGTTAAGTCTTAATGGCAATAAAACTAAACGAGATCACAAATTTTGCGCATAAAAAAACCGCTATGCTATCGGGTGCGGACTTCCGCTTTTGGTTTAAGGTTTCGACACCTTGAGAAAGAGTGTATTAATTTATTTGTATACTGTCAATAACAAAAAAGCTCTCGATTACGAGAGCTTAATGTGCCGATATTTAATCACCTCGACAAGTGATTGCCATTCAAACAACCTGCTAAATAGAAAGGCTTTTGAGACCTTGAAAAACATACTAATAAAAAAGCCCATTTGTAGTCAAGAGGCTAATTTTCAATTTTTTGTAAAAAGAAATGTATAAGCAATTAAGAATAGGATAAATGTCACAATAAGAATTTTTCCTATTGGTGGATCATTACTTTTCTCTTTATCTTCAGATTGGTTTAGCTGCAAAAAATATTCGGCAACATCTTCAACATCTTTTCCTGACTTAATGTCAAACACTCTTTGTATATCATTCAAGTAAAAGACCGACTCTTGCTCAAGTTCTTCGCAATATCCCCAAATAGCATTTTTTTCTGGGTAATAATCAGTAATTGCAACATTTAATGTTACAACTTGCCCATCTACAACATAATCAATCAACACATCAAGGTTGCAATAATCCTCCTCTTTGCTTGAGGAAAATTCCAATTTATCTCGCTTAGAGATACCCGTTCCCGGTATGCCTAAATTTCGATAAACCCCATTTTTTCCTATATTAATAGATGCGCCTTTAATTCCGGTTGTAACACTTACGCCGGACTTGCTTATGTTTAACTTTACGCCTGGTAGGATTTTTTTTGTCTTTCTAAATTTTATAGCCATAGGATCTCCTTAAGTAAAGATAAGTCATTATTACAAAATAAGAGATCCTATTCAATGGTAGTCAATTAAACACCTGCTCAAACGGCAGCTCATAATCAACATAAACTCCGTTATCTGTGCTTGTCCACTTACGGCAGACAACCAAGATCGGAGTTTTTTTACCAGGCTGTAGCCACTCAAACGACTTATAGCCTCCGTGTCGCAGTAAAAAACTCTCAAGCTCATCAATAGCCGCTTTGTCTCGTTTGTTTAGACGCACGGTAAGGGTAGCTTTAGAGACAATGTGATTTAAGCCGTCTTGTATTCTCTGCGAGTAGCCATCACCAAATTTAATTTCTTTAACCTTTGGTTCTGTCTCTGTTGATAAACCCCAAAGGGTTTTCCACTTAAAACGCTCTTTTGCCACTTATCGACCTCCCATCATTCCGCCCGGGCGCGATTCATTTCGGATTACCTCATAAACCTGTTGTTTGGTTGCGGCAGCAACCATGCGGGCTAACTCCGCATTGTCTGCACCGTTGCCATCAAAATTATTTGTTTGATTAATCACAACGCTATTTACACCGCCGCCACTACCAAGGGCTTTATTTAGATTTTCGTTACTCGTGATTTGACCGGTTGCGCCCGGCACAAAGATTTCCGGCCCACGCTCACCAACAAGATAAGCTCGACCACCACCAACCGGGCCACCATTAGCCCGAGCGCCAGATATTGTAACGCTTTTTATTTGTTGCAATACTGCCGCACCTTGCGCTGCCACTGCCGCCATGTTGGCAAATTTCTGCGCCGGCGTAACTGCGGTAGGGTCATTCATCGCTTTCATGACTGCCGCATGTAGGTTGAGCATTGATTGCGCAATCTGAAATGATTTAGATATTGCAAATAGCGTACGGTAAGCACCGGATTGTTTACCTCCGGCAACCTCAGCCAATCCGGCTAAGCCGTCAAATAAAGATGATGCCATACTCAACTGAGATGATACCGCCTGACGATCTAAATCCTCTTTGCGTTGTCTGTATGTATCCTCAATTAATGCCTTAGCCTCCTCAAATTGCTGTACGCTCAATAATTGTTGATCGTAAAGCTCTTGTGCTTTGGTTAATTGATTCTCGCGAGTAATATCGTTTTGTACATATGGATCATTTCCTGACCCTCTGACATCATTAAAAAAAGACCGCACTTTTTCCGTTTTGTCGTACTCATCACGGCGCATTTTGTCTTTTTGCTTATTGATTGCGTCCTCATAGGCTTGATTTTCAAGTTCAAGGTAATGTTTACGCAATTCTAAAGCTGAGGCAAAGCCACGCTCTTTTGCATCTCTTTCAGAGATTGCCATTTTACCGATAAGCGCTATGCGTTCTTGGTGGACTAATGTGATTTTTTGCAATTCGTCAGCATACGCCATATCCAAGCGCGCTAAATCATTCGTTTTAGAGGATGATTTGACCGCACTTTTTTTATCCTCGCTTTTTTGGAGCTCCGCCAACTCTTTGTTATAGCTTTGAGTTAATTTATCTAAGGAGGATTGGCGTAGTGCGTCAATATTATCAAAGCCTCTGCGGCGGATTTCTTCTTCGCTCAACACAAGATTTTCAAGGGCTTTTTTGTCCTTTTCGTATTGGGCTGTTAATTTTTCGGATCTGCTTTTTAGCTTATCTTCGATCTTTCCGAGCGTTGACGCTCCGGCGGTTTCTCTTTCAGATCTTTCGTGCTTTTCTTTCGCCTCGTTGGCCTCTTGTTGGCGTTTTCTCGACTCTGCCTCTTGCGCATCTAGCTCTTTTCTTGATTTGGCTAGATTTTCACGGGCTTTTTCCAACTCTTTCGTGGTGTGTGCTAACGCATCATTTATGCCATCACCATAAATACCTGACTTAGCCTTTTCTTCGAGGCTTTTTTTGGATTTCTCCAACACATCAATTTGCTTTTCGAGGGTATCTACATGCGTTTTTGTATCAACCCCTCTCATGACTTTTGTCAGCCATAAAAACGCCTCAGCTAATTTATTTATTGAGGCTTTGTATAAGTCAGTGATACCAGTAGAGGTTGCAAACGCCTCTTTTAGCTCATCGGTTGCTTGTCCCAAGGTATCTAACGCACCAGCAACAGTATCGCTTGCAGCAGCCTCACCGGCTCCACCAACACGCTTTTGTAGCTCATGCAAAATAATCTCTTGTGCTTTTGCTTTTTCGCCGCTCTCTACAAAGGATTGGATCAGGTCTTTTTGTGTCTCTGTAAGCTCAATGCCTTTGCGTTTTAATAGAGATACAGCCTCAGCAGGGGACTCTAAAGCTCGCCCAAGATTGCGTGCCTCGCTTGATACATCAGTTTTATAAACTTCCGCCAAGTCTTGCGCTAATTTAATGGCTGTTTTAAATGTCTCACCAGTCACACTACGATAAGTCATCATGACTGACATAGCACTTCTTACGCCATCTACACTTGCTAGGGTGTTCATGGCAAGCGATCCGGCAAAATCATTAAGCTCGTCAGATGTAAATCCAACAGCCGCACCGGTCGCTTTTAATTGCGCCTCTGTGCGAGCTAAGTAGCGTTCTGTTTCGGCGTACAACTCAATCCCTGCCATTGCTGAACTGTACATAGCAGCAAGCGCACCAGCAGCGCTTAATGCGGCAGCGGCTAAACCACCAATCGCCAATTTGGTTAAGTTAATTCCGCCCGTAGTTTTACCCAAACCATTGAGAGAGTTGCGGGCTTTGTTAATTTCTTCAGTAAATTTTGCCGTCTCTGCCTCGAGTTTGATTTTTAAATTGCTGATCTGGTCCAATTCTCAATACTCCATCATTTGCAATAGACGCATCCATCATTTCTTCCGTTGTCATTTCTGCGTTTGGTTTAGCTGTATGTAAAACGCTAAAATCCTGCGCTGTAACAATCTGTTTTAATGCCGCAACGTTGTAAACCGCACTTGCTACCGTGCCGTAGCCGTAATCTAATAACTCAAGTGTAAACGGACGTTTGCCAAAGTATTTACACCAGCAAAAATACTCCGCGACAGACATTTCGCGGAGCATTTGCCGGTAATCGGCGCGTTTAAACTCGTGCGCCAGCTTTAGGACAAAGTCAAGTTCGGTTTCTAGGCGTTTTTTTGCTCACCATCTTCCTGTGTGCTTTCTGACGGATCTGCCTGCGGAAATTCGCAAACATCCTGCACCGCCTCAAGCACGCGGAAAATATCCGCTTGAGTCCAAGTGGTTAATAGCTCTTTTTGTAAGTCATCAACAGACTTATCGCTGTCATACGATAGCGAGATCGCAATCAAGCGAGTGTGCGCCATTAGATTGTTACGAGTGATTTTGTTGAGCTTGCTATTTAATTCCTGCTCGGTGTCGTTTTCCGATACCGGTTCAGGTTTATCTAGACTGTTTAGGTAATCAACATAATCAAGGTAATCAAGCGCGGAGATTGCAGATACCACCAACACTTGATCGCGTAACTCAAACTTAACTTTTTTTAACATAGTAACTAGTCTCCAGCCTCGTTATACTCAGCCAATAACGGTTTACCTACGTTAGTTAGCTTAACTGTACGGGTCATCACTTCGTTTTGTGGCACGGTTTTGCCTAAAGATGACACCCAAGCGTAATACACATCACGTACGCCGTTAGGATAGACAACAAGATAATATTTCTTTTTGCCGGTGTTAAAGTCGCTGACCAATGCTTGTTGGGCGGTATCACCAGGTAACCAAGCAAGCGTTAATGTAGTTTCACCGGCTGATTTTGCGCCTTGGCTTGTGGATTTCCAATCGGCGTTTGCATCGTCTAAATAGTTATCCTCATAGCTATCTGCGGTAACTTCGCCCGGTGACAGTTCTTTGATTTTCGCAATGCGATCCCAGTTTTCTGGCTTTTTAATGTCAGCCGCTTTAATTGTGCCGTTTACAATTACGGTTGATTCCTTATCGTCTTTAAGACGATAAAACATCGTTCCCGCGCCTTTTGTAGGAGTTGTGTTTTTAGCCATTATCTACCTCGTATGTAATAGCGTATTGCAAATCGGCCGCTATCCAAGTCGCCATTTGGTCGTCTTGTTCGTAGTCAAATGCCGTAAATGCAATGTTTTCTGTTAGCGTGGTTAAAGAGGATTCAACAATGCCCGATTCGTAGATTTCTTGGGTTAATTTATCCAAGTCATCTTCACGGGCAGCAGACTTCATAAAGCAGGCGACATGGAGCGTTGCCTGCATTGTGCCGTCCAGATAACCGGTAGGGGAGACTCCGCTAATAAACACTGCAACAGTGGGGCTTTGGCTCTCAATATCGGTAAATGACGGCTTGCCATTGCTAAACTCTTTAACTTTTGGGAGGTGCGGTCGTAATGCGTCAATGACCGCCTGTCTTATCTTGGAGTGGATTTTCATTTTTTAACCACTATTTGGATTTGTCGGATTAGCTGAGTGCGTAATTCCTGCGGTATATCCTTTTCGTAAGCCCGTTTCACTTCGGCATTAAATGATTCGGTGAGTGGGGTTTTGAGTGGGATTTTGACTACATCGATTGGGTAGCGATCTTTGCCTTGCCGTTGTAACACTTGCACTCGTCCGTTTTTAAGTTTTTGGACAAATGCTCGAGGGTAAAGACGATTCCCGATCTTTAACTGCCCCTTATTTTCGCCACGGCGCACAAATCGCCCTCCGCCCGTTACTAAACGGATAACTGGGAGATTGCCACGATTTACACGGATAAATGCACTAAGTCGTCTTGGCTTAGCTCTCTCAAGTTTCGCACGACCTTTAATTAGGCGCTTTGGTACATCAACCTTTTTTGATGTCTCAATCACAGATCTAACCATCACTTTAGCAGCAATGTTATTAATCGTGCGTGCCATGGCTTGAGGTACTGCTTTTTTATCAATGTCGGATAAGGCTTTCTTCGCTTTTTCGATGTCGTCATTAATTGCCATCAGTAACTTGCATCCTCCTCTAACTGGAGCATGATAGTGCCGCTGTTAAACGTAAACCCAGTAACAACATAATCAACGCCATTAATGGTTGTTTTATCCCCTTTTTTAGGCTTGTAACCGGAGGATTTAAACATTGTCAACGTACGGTAAACACCATTCATCGGCTCCATTTCTTTCGGTGTCTCATCAAGCACCGCTTTGTATTTTTTGCCGTTGATAACATAGACGGACATCATCACGTCAGTAATGACTTTGTCCGCCTGTGCGAGTGCGTCATCAAACGGACTAAGCGTTGATCTTGACATCGACAGTGTCCACGGTTGCACCACTTGCGTGCCATGCAATACCTAAGCGTTTGTTAGTGCCTGCGGTAGTTGTTGCACCCTCAGTCGCAGACCAGTAAACGATCGCACCTTGTTTAATGTCGTCAGCCGCTTTTGCCTTGACCGTAAATACACCTGTAGTCAAACCAACACCAACGGCGGATTTTTCTACATCAGAAATAGCAATCGCCACAAGGTTTTCTAACATCACTACATCACCGCTTTTCACGGCAGCGGCAGCGGTAAAACGCACGGTGTTCCCGTCTTGCATATAGTTTTTAGCCATATTTAATAATCCTTTGATTTTGATAATAAAAAACCGCACTTCGGTTAAAAGTACGGTCGTTATTTAGGGCGATTTAAGTTACTTATTGGTAACTTTTACAATGCCACGGTAGTCAATTACATTAACACCTGCATCAATGCGCACCTTGGTAGATACGCCATCAACAGTGAAACCTTGTTGTTGCTCCATGTATGGCGTATCAATGCCGTCAAGGTAAGAAACTTCAATAGCCTCTTTGTTGATTAAGTACCAAGATTTTGGATCGGCAACTTGTAAACGTGCGGATTTAACTGTCGGCACAATGTCACGGATTGGATTGATAATGCCAGAATTAATATCAGCTCCCTCCACACTTGCTGAACCTAGAACTTGTTTAGCACGAGTATAAAGTGAGGTTGGTAACAACATAAAATCAGGCTCAATCGCTAATGGTTCACCACGAGTATTGACAAATCCATTCATCATTTGAATTGCTTTATCAATATTGGTTACATCTAATGCGGCATTATCAAATGAGTTTTTGTGCGAGGCATCAAATAATTTTTTGCCATCTTGCGCAATCGCGTTACCAGTTAATAACGCAAACACTAATTTAGCGATTGTCGCACGTGCCGCTTGTCCCATTTTTTCAGGAATTTTTGTCAACAAGTGCATATCGTCATTGATGATTGCTTGACGGGTAATACTAAATAATTGCCCGTAAGTCGCTAATGCAACGCTAGCGCCCTCATCGCCGATTGTACCGTAGGTGTACTCCTCACCCTCACCAACTTGCGGTAAGTAACCAAAGTCACCTAATCCAACACGTTTCGCCGCGCGGAAGTCGGTTAATGTGCCGCGTGAGGTAAACTGATCAAAGTTTTCCGCTGCGGTTTCCCAACCTTTAAGCAAGGATTTGTGCGCTACATCAATTAAGATCTGACCAAAGTCGGAGCTTGAGTGGGTAAACGCCAAGCCAACCATGCTCATTGCGTTATGGCCAGACACGCTAATACCACGATCAACCAATGACGCACGGGCAAGCTCACGCAAGGTCATTGCGTTGTAGGCGTTGTCTTTTGCATCAACTTTATCTTTGTCGATACCTGCACGTGCTAATAATGATTGTTTCACACTATCACCAACAATGTTACCGTTATCGGCATAAGGCGTTACTGCTGCACTTGGGGTTGTGCCTGCACCAAGTTTTGCTAATAATTTGTCTTTGGCTTGATCTGCGGTAATTGATAAATCACCTAAACACTCCACTAACAAATCATTGTGCGTAGTACCAAACGGTGCAAATACGGCTTTAATGTCAGTGTTGCGTTTATTTAATTCCGCCTGCACTTGTGTGGTGTTATCTACCGGAGCTGTCGGCGCTTGATTTGCCGGTTCAGTTGGTGCTGGTTGTGCAGGAGTTGGTGTTGCTTGTGGTGCGGATGCGCCAGCGTTGCCTTGTGGCTTAAACAACATGTCTTTCATTGCTTTTGGCATATTTTCAAAGTCCTCTAATTTTCTTGATTTAATAGACGCCATCGCCACAAGTGGTTCGGCTAGTTTGTCTGCAAATCCTTGTTCAACACATTCTTTTCCGTTGAGCCAAGTTTCTGCTGATAGCATTTCTGCTAATTCTTCAGGTGTTTTTCCTGTTTTGCTTGCGTAAGCTGGGATTAGCGTATTTTCGACCTTGTCTAATAAGTCGGCATATTTGCGCATATCCTCAGCATCGCCACCTTGGATGCCCCAAGGCTTGTGGATCATCATCATTGCATTTTCCGGCATGATTACCTCATTGCCCGCCATCGCAATAACGCTCGCCATACTTGCCGCCAAGCCGTCAATGTAAACTGTCACCTTTGCCGGGTGATTTTTTAGCAAGTTGTAGATAGCGATCCCATCAAATACATCGCCACCGGGTGAGTGGATGTGTAGGTTAATCTGCTTAATGTTGTTTCCGCAGTCTTTTAAATCCTGCGCAAAGCTCGCAGCAGATACGCCCCAAAATCCGATCTCATCGTAAATTGAGATCTCTGCCGTATCGTTGGCTTTGGCTTTGATTGAGTACCAAGACTGGTTATTCGTCTTTGTTGCGCTCGTTGCCATCGCCACCGGCGACAGAATCATTTTTTGTTTTGTCATTTGTCGTACCTGTGTTAGTTAAATCCGTGTCAAACTTGAGACCAAATTTGCGGTTTTCCTCAACCTCAACTCTACGTCTGCGTTTAACTTCTGCCGGGTTGCTGCCGCTTGCTCGTACTGCTTGGCTTTCGGTCGCTAATCCACCTTTGATGCGCTCTTTCCACGCTTGCGCCTCTTTTGTCGGGTCGATCCACGGCATCACAGGGCCGCTATAAACAGCGTTATAAAGTGATGCAGGATCAATATCGACTGGCACATCAATTTCGCCGCTGACAATCGCCATTTTTAGCCATTCTCTGTATATCGGACGTGAGATGTGCGCAACAAAGGTATCTTGTAAAACGGAGTAACCCTCAAAGCTCTCCACCAACTCTTGGCGCTGGCTTGAGTAAGTGCCGTTATAATCTCGCGCAATGCTTGAGTAACTGGAGCGAGTTCCCGCCGCCGTTGCCCTTAATTGTCCGTTTCTAAAGGTTTCAAGGTTAACGTTTGGGCGATTAGAATTGATTAACCCGATGTCCTCACCGGGTTTTAAATCATCAATGATTGCACCGGGCGCAATCTCAAAATCTCGCTCCGGGCTGTCTGCGCTATAATCCTCATTATCCCCATAGATAGCGGCATCACCTTTTTTGATGTACATCGTAAAGGCGGCGGCAATTCGTGCGGCCACACGCTCGCTTTCCTCATAATCTTTAAGGTCAGCAAGTCGGATAATTACACCGTGCAACATCGATACGCCACGCAACTGGTGCAAGCGTTTTTTAAACGCAAGGTGCAACATATTTTCTGCCGGCACCGATTTAACTCGCCCGTAAGTGCGGTTATTTTCTTGTGGGTTGTCCATGTAAACACGGTACGACTTAGGACGACGCCATGCGTCAAGCTCTACCCCTTGAATTAAATTTGCCGTATCAAGAGTATTCATCGGCACAAAATCAGGCTCTAACGCCTCAAGGCTAAATGCGATTTTGGTGCTGTGATTGAGACCTGCTACACTGCCTCGCACAAGTTGGATAAAAACTTCCCCATCACGGAGCCACGTGCGTAACAACATCCGCTCAAGTTCAGGGCGAGTAAACTGCCCTGTCACTTCAGGACGAATAGACCATTCTGCCCATTTTTTGCGAATCTGTTCAGCTAAGGTTTCATTCACATCACCGTTTAAATTCATCGGCTGTGGTTCAATGTGGATACCTCGTGAGCCAATAACACGTTCTTCCATCTTGTCCAAAATCCCGATCACAATATCGTGATTTTGATCTAATGCCCGAGCCTGTTCTCGCAAACTGACCGCACTTTGTTTGGTTGATACGTTAGCGCCTTGGCTTTCGCGTTTTGCCTTATGTGTACGGCTTGGCATTGCTGCCTCGTATGCATTCATCACATATCGGCTTTTTGCTCGCTGTGCGCCCCATTTAGGCGAGATTGCGGCAATTGTTTTATCTAATATTCCCATCGTTTAAAATCTCGCATATTTGATTCTGTGGCGTTTAATGCGCTGTCTTGTTTCCGCTAATAACTCATTAAGCATTTGTTGATAGCGGTCACGTTGTTTTGTCCATTCGGACACTTGGTAAGATACCGATCGCCCATTAAAACTAACTTGGCTTTGGGCGTTTTCGATCTTTTCATCAAGAGCTCGGATTTTTTCTTCAAGCTCGTCTTTGTCGTAAATCACAGCCACCCACCTTTTTTCTTGCTTGCGCCACCGTTTAACCAATTACTTTTTGGTTTGGGTTTCGGTTGCGGTTTTACTTGTTCAATTTCTACCGCACTTTCAGCTTCTTCTGGTGCGGATGATTCTTTGCGGATCACGTTAGGGTTTACACTTGGCAATTTCGCCCAGTATGGGACATTGTCCTCATCGCCCCACTTAATACGCTCATAACCACGCAAAATAGCGATCGCATGGGCGTAGCAAAATAAGTCAAATGCCTCATTGTTACCTTTGCCTGGTTTGCGCCACTTACCGTCTTGTCCTCGCTCCTCATAGGTCAGCTCATCAAAAAACCATTCGCCAAGCCACGACGGAAAATGGATATAGTTAGCCCCGATAGTCTCACGGCTTAGTGCGTTACTAATGCGATCTTTGAGTTGGTCTGTTTGAAGTAGGTATAGCGGCACATCACCTCGTGCTTTAGCATGACGATCTGACCGTGAGGTGTTATCAGGATAAGTTCGAGAAATCAGTTTTTGGCGTTTGGTACTATCACCTTTAACGAGATACACTCGTTTTGATATGCCATCTCGTTTGCATCTACGCCAAAACTTATAGGCGTTATCTGTTACACCGTCCTCACCGCCACTATCCACCGCCATTGCAAGGATTGGCATGACTCCGCCGTCTAATCCCTCAATACGATATTGCTTATTAAGCACATCACTAATGAGTAAATCCCAATCCTCAGGGTAGGCGGACGGATCAATCGGGAGACTTTCTCCATCGGAATTGCTCCGCATTGATGATTTAATATTGTATCTATCAATGAGCCACCGTTCGCTGTTTTCACCATATCCAACAATTTGGACGACAAAACGGCGATTCCGCCCACCCTGTACGTCAACAGCAGCCAATAAAAAACGGCACCCATAAGGTACCGTTCTTTTTTCGGTTTCTTCGCGCCGCTCCATCAGCTCATCACTTCGGCGTTGCTCAAGTGCGGAGCGTGGTAAATAAGGCAATCCCCAGTCTGTATTTGTTACTGCCTTTAGCGTTTCTTCACTGCCAGTCATTTCAAATTCATGTTCAGCAGTGAGTAATTTATAAGTTAATTGCGCCCATGTTTGATAAGCGGCGGCAGGGCCTTCCAGCCAAAATGATGCAATACGAGAGTTTCTTCCCTCGCCATGGATTACACCGTCTTTATCTATCGTTTGCCCTTCCTTTAGCCATTTGCCGCCAATGTTTAATGCGCGTTTCTTGTCAGGATCTACGAGAGATTGACAATGTGGGCATTGTAAACGAGCGTTTTCGCTCGCCTTAACATAGTCAGTATCATTACGATAACCCACCATATTTGCCATTGATGGCTCAAACCACTCTTTGCAATGTGGACATTGCCAATAGAATCTGCGTCTATCACCACGGTTATATAAAGATAAAATCCCAGTTGTTGGCGGGGCCTCGTGAGTAGTTTTTGGATGATGTTTTATATCAACAATATCCTTGCCTGGCGAACTCTCTACAAGTGTCATACCCGCACTCATAAATGTAGTCGTACGTTTGGACGCTAAACTAAATCCGTCGCCCTCACCGTCCACATCATCGGGCCAGCGGTCGTAATCGGTTAATGCAACGTACTTGTAATCGGATGATGACAGCACATTAATAGACGGCCAGCCAATTTTTAATAAATTACCTGCCCTAAAATATTTATCGTGGACATTGTTATCGTTTTTACGCGGACTTAATCTTTTTGCAATCTCAGGTGAGCATCTAAAAGTGCGGTCTAAACGTTTACGACTATGCTCACTGGCTTTCTCTTGTGTAAGTTGCACCAAGAGGAAATCAGACGGATCACAAATAATCGCATAGGTTATCCAGCCATCAATCAATCCGATTGTTTTACCAGTACGAGCTGGCCCAACAAAAATAACTGCGTCATACTCACGAGAGTTTAGGCAGTCCATCGGATCTAACATATATGCAGCAGTATCTTTATCCCATTTAACAGAGTTACCCCCACCAACTGGCACTCGCATATATTCCGCTACGGCTTCCGATACTTTCATTCGGCGAGGCGGTTTAAGTAGATTTGCAATATCTCGCCTAATATCTTTAGCTGATGCAAACATGACTACTCCTCTGATTTATTATCGCCAGCCTGTATATGTAATGACATTTGCGATTTAACGTCATCAATCACCTGTATTACACGAGTTAATTGTGCTGGAGTTAACGCACAATCACGCTCTAAAATATCTGGCAATGTATCAAGTGATTGCACAACAGCTTTAGCCAAAAATCCCATCTCTTGAGCAACTTCAAAGGATGGTACCAGTTCGCCTGTATCTCGCTCGTATTTTAGTCTTTCGTTTTCCGCTTGCCAAAATGCTCGTCTCTCAACAGGTGACAAGCTATCAACATCCGCCGTCATTTTTTCGGCAAGTCCGATTTTGATTAAATCAGATAGCGTATAGAGCTTTAATTTGGAATTACTGCCAATAGCTGGCGTTAGTCCTGCAAGCCTTTGTGACACGGTTTGCCGATGCATTCCGACCAGTTCGGCGATCTGATTTATATTGAGTTTTAAGTCGTATAAATTATCCATAGCCGAGACCGTTAAAATGCCCAAAAAAGGGAAAAGATGATGATGACTAGAAACCTAAAAAACTGTCGAAAACCGCGCGCCCGAAACCCCGTGGAAAGGGGTATCCCCTCAGGAGTACCTTTTCTAGCCTGACTTACTCACACTAATTTATTTAATTTGTAATATTTACATTACATAGCTTAGATATAACCCCGAGATTTTTAGAGCGGGGGGATAGCTGAGATATGTGCGCATATAAAACAAAAGCGACTCTTGTCAGCCGCCTTTATTGAAGATTTAAATATTAAATACTGTCTTACCTTGCTCATTGGTAACGTAGATATGATCTCCAGTGCCAATTAAGCTGTATGCAATCTCTTTCTCAATGCCTTGATCGCCGTGCTCGTCGTCCGGTATAAAATCAATCATCATACCAATGATTTTATCTGTTGGATTGTTTCGAGCTGAGCAGTAGATTGACTCCTCGCGGATAACCTCTTTGCACTCTTGGTCGCCGTACATTGGCTGGGTGTAGTAGATGCCGTTAAGTGTGGTCGGCTTTTCTTTTAGTTTGTCCGCCAATCTGAGCATCTCTTTGTACTCACGAGAGGTCTCATCGTAAAATACAAAGCTATTACTCTCGGTGATTGACGTTACACCGTCTTGGATGATTTTAATTGTTAGCATAATTGCTCCTGTTGTTTTTATTGATAAAAAAAGACCGCACTTTAATTGGCGGTCTTGGTTTGGTTAATCCACTTATTGAGATTATCTACCTGGCTTGCGCACTTATCTCGCTCTGCTGTTACCTTAACAAGCTGTATGACTACATCACCGTATGTCTCACCAGTAAATGCTGTTTTAACACAAGGTGCGGTATAGGCTTGAGGCGGATAAATATATTCTGCTTTAGTCGTGACTTTATTTGTACAAGCGGTCAAGAACAGACTGAGGCAGACGAGTGTTGGCACAAGGCTGTGTCTTAATGATTGTTTTAACTGATTCAGCATTTTCTGTTGCTACCCTTTCTATTTCATCATTACGCTCTTGTTGAGCAATAACGGCATCACGCTCTTGTTGTAATGCAAGGCTTAATGATTTGTTAGCATCTTCTTGTTGCTGGATAGTTTTTTCTTGTTGCTTTGTCGTTATTTCCAATTCATCAATAACGCCCGACTGATAACGCAATGCACCAAACAAAACCACTACAACAACCCCTAATGCCATGTAAATGTACTTAGCCATTATCCGTTACCATTAATGCCCGATAGAGCTTACAACGCTCATCAATGCCGTTTAGCCCACCATTAATTCTTCGCGTGACTTTCTCTACAGAATTAAGTTCAGCCAATTCACAGCATTGCCAATACCAAATAGCAGTTTTAACAGATAAATCTAAATTGCTTGCCACATCTTCTGGCTCAATGTCTCTACCTAACCATTTTCTAAATGCGGCATAATTATCCTTACCTGTAATCTGAATCAGTCCACGACCACGATACTTCCAGCCATCTCCACTTTTCTCATCGCCATTACCTAAACGATTAGCATAAACACGATTAGCAATAAGTTCAGGCTTACGCTCATATTTCTTCGCTGTAAGTGAGTCTGGGAAATATTTATGAAAAGTTTTAGAAAGCCCAAGCCAAGAATAATTTAGATTTTCTTTAAATCTTGTAAATCCGCCACTTTCGTGTCCACATTGCGCTAGAAACATCGCTTGCTGCATCTTAGTTACACAACCTGCTTTTTCTATCTGTGCTGAAATAGCTTGATAAACACCTTTAACTGCGTGCGGAAAAATTTTATTGAATGTCACTTCGGAAATCATCATTGTCATCTTTATCAATTCTCCGATTAATGAATTTAAATAAAAACTCACGAATTTTCTCCGTACCAACAAAACCAATCATCGTACCGAGAAAAGAAGAATATTCAGTATGCCCAAATAAATGTGTACAAATTGGCACCGCAACACCCGCAATAGAGGCACACATAGCCGCATCAATTAAGACATAACGAATAGTCGGCTTTTTACGCATAAACCCAAATCTTAAAAGAGAAATAAATAACGCCCAAAAAGCACTCTGTGCTGAGCTAGAACTAAGATTTGTTTGCAACCAAGACCATATTAACGCCCACACATCAGGCTCTTTAATTGGCATATATTTTCTCCCGCCTGTTTTTAGGCAATAAAAAAGCCCACGTATTAACGTGAGCTTGTGATAGATGGCCTTACCCCGTGCGATTTCTCGCGCAATAAAGTCTAACAAGGCAAGGAGCTATTACTGTAAACAAAAAGCCCCGACCGTTTCCGATCAGGGCTGTAAAAATCAATTTAGGTGTTCACTACTTATACTGCGACCACCATACATCTAAATAGTATGACACTTTGCCAAATATGTCAATATGTAATTTTGATTTTTTTGATATTTGTTGCACGTTCCCTGCTAGTTCTCTGAATAATAAAGCAAGTTATAAGCAGTTCGTGAATTATTGCTTTTGCAAAGTGTATCTCTTTTTCGACTTCACGATAGATTGTCCTAAAACTTGGCACTCTTACGTTAGATTTACCTGCACAAGGTCTCATTTCCTTAGCTTTGGATTTGCCGTGTAGGTGTTCTGCTATAAAATTGATTGTTCTTTTGTTTACATAATAAGCAAACACAATAAAGTGTAAGATTTGGTCATTTTTCTTAAAAAACATTTCAATGGTTTGACTAATCATAAACCCAGTTTCATCATCGCAAATTGGTTCATTTGGCTCTGCAGGAATGACTGATTGCATTAGTTTTGCAATAATATTTAATTGCGGTTTATCAAGCCTACCGCTGCGCACCCAAGCACCCCATTGATACATATAACGGTCAACAAATTCTTCTTGTTCAATCGTTAGTTCTGATAATTCGCTAAATTTACGCATTTATTCCTCTAGCTCTTTAATTTTTGTCTTGTAATACTTAATAATCGCCTTGCAATCTTCAATGGTGTATTTTTTCGGTTCGTGGTCTTGCCGTTCTAACCAAGCTACCTTATCCGCACCGATTTTATTGACGAGATTTATTCGATATTCGATGATATTTCCGCTCTTATGGTCATTACAGGGGGCGCATTGTTTATGTACGTTGAGCTCACAAAATCTTAATTCAGGACACGCCCCCACACTCCGATAATGCCCTGCGTGGTATTGCCCTTGATGATACCGACCGCAACTGATACAGGGTTCATTTTTATCTCGCAGACGGATAAATTTATTAAAGACCGATTGCGCCTCTTTCAGCCATTCTGAACGACTTTTTAATTTAGCCTTACGCTCCCTTTGTCTTTTCTTTTCTGCTCGTTCTTGCGCTTTTTGCACATTATCTCGAGCTAATTTAATCGCACATTCAGGCGAGCAAACTTTCTGTGTCGAACTAAAGGTTTTTACAAACGCTTTGCCGCAGACTTTGCATTTATACTCTTTCGCCATTAGCCAAACACCATATTAAACATTACCCAAACTGCCGCAATCAAAAGTACAATTTTTAACTCCAAAATCTCATCATCGTTTAAGCGTTTCATTCAAATCTCCATCTATCGTTAAATCTCACGCCATTTTGCACGCCCCATGATTGAATATATTCGATAAGGCTCGCTAGTCTTTTTACGCCCATTTGCGCAGTGCTTTCTCGTAGATTAATTACTTCCCCCTCAAGCCCGATTACCATTTCAGCCTGTCCACCTGTTGCAATTTTGTGAGCCGATACCATAATCATCTTCCAAGTGTCGATGTCTCGCTTTTTACCGTTAAATTCGCACTGTTTGCTAATATCGCTTAGTAGTGCGTGAAGTTTTGAGTTCTGCTCAAGTGAGCGTGTTATTGGTTGGATTTTGACTACCAACGGCTTTTTATCGTCTATTGGCAGCTCTTTGATTAAATCCAAGCAATTATTTTTAATGCGTTGATCGCGTAAAAAGAAAGGCTTGTATTGGCTCATAACATCATTCCCAACGCTTGAATAACATCGCAATACTCATTCTTTGCACTTCAAACCACGCGCCCACGCATGCGCATCTTCATAGGTTTTAAAACGTTTTCGCACGCGAGAAATCTGTACCATTTTGCCATCAATCCGTTGCAGCACCCGCACATCTCCACGAAAGCAATCGTGCCGTTTATGTTTAATACCGTGGCGAAAGCCTTTTGTTGAACCGTCGTGATATTCGCTACGGTGAATATAAAAATCTTTCATCATTCGCCCCAGCCAAATAAAAATCGATTTGATTTTTTCTCTTCTTGAATCAATGCACAGACTTCATCGCAAAATTTCTCAAAATCTTTTCTAGGCCAACGCTCCAAATCAAATACCATACCGCTAAATTGAATTTGAGCGCGAATTTGCTCTTTTAATTGAGCTTGCGACATCAACTCTAATTTCATTGGATCGATTTTTTCTTTCGGTGGTTCGGGTGGCGATATCGTGTCCCATTTATCAGAATCAATTAACCATTCATCAGCGTTAATTATTTTATTCGTGGCACAGTCATACAACTCACGGTATGTCTTGTTGTTCGACTTAGTTTTATCAACCACCAAGAAAAGCACCGAAATAGGCGTATCTTCAAAAGCGTTTTGAATCAAATTCAACTCGACTAATTGATTCCCAATAACTTCACGGAGTGTTTTTTCGGTGTTTCGATAGGCAATACCTGGAAACATAATGAAAAACCCAAAACGATACGCATTGGCTAATCCTTTCAGCATAAAAACATCATCAAGCACACCTGATTTTTTCCACGGAAAATCTGCTTGAATAGCAGCTTTTTCTTCTTCGGCAAGTTCTTTAAATTTAAGTGAGAATGGCGGGTTCATTACAACACAATCACTTTTTGGCTCACTTTGATACAAGAAAAAACTCGTATTATGAATCTCAGCATCTGGATAATTATTGGCTAATGCCGCACATGATTCCGCTTGAATTTCTACTGCAATAAACTTACTTGGTTGAATAAATTGCTCAAGCTGTCCGCTGCCTGCTGCACCATCAAAAACACTTGGATTTTTACCTAAGTACTTCTCGACTTTCTCAGCCAAATATCGGCGAAGAGATTCGCCCGTAATATATTCAGCAAACTTATTCGCTTTCTTGCGATTGTTATGTTCTTTAAAACTCATTTGCTATACCCACCAACCTTTTTAATAAAATCAAGGCTAATTGAACGTGTGACAAAGTCTTCCATTGTTGGATCAAAGACTACGACCATTTGCCCTTTGCTATTCCCCTTGATTTCTTTTCCTGTTACAGGGTTGATAAATGCAATTCGACCACCTGTAATATCAATCACTTCATTTGCCACGCCTTGAATATGGTTTTGATACCATTGAGTAGATTTATCATTGTTGAGTAACATCACGACTAAATAACCAGCATCACATAATTCTTTCGCACGTTGTAGATATGGTGTAACGTTGGAATAAGGTGGATTCACATAGATTCTTAACGGAGCCGAACAACGTTCTGCGACTTCATCCAACAATACATCTAACATTTGCTCAATCGGCATTAGAAAGTCATCTGCGATTGATTGATGCTCATCATCATCTGAGTTAGGCTCGCCGATATATCGCCATGTCAAGGCGTTGTTGGCTGTAGCGCAACCATCAAGATCGAACCAGCCGAAACGTTGAGATAGCCATTCAAAGACATAGCACGGTGTTTTCCATGTATTTTTATCAAATTGTTGTTCTGTCATTGCAATGCCCCTTTCCCTTTCATCATTGCCATCAAGCTATCTCGCGCCTTATCAGCCTTCGCTTTATCGTAAAAACTTGGTTTTACTGGAATCATCTTTGGAATATCCTCAAAAGGAAAATTCGACCGCACTTTTTCTGCCGCTTCTGTGAGTAATTTCGGAATAGCTTTCAACGTGTCCTCTTCCGATTTTTTCTTGCACTTTTCGTACAGATTTTTAAGCAACCAAAATTCTACTTTTGAACGATATTGAAATTCATCCCGATTGAATCTGGCATAACCTAAGAAAGTTTTATAACGTTGGTATAATTCCGCTTCGTTCGGTAAACCTAGTGCGTGATAGTCGTAGGCTTTGCACCAATAAACAAACAACCCTACGCTAGGTAAAAATTTATCAAGCGATTTTTCCGCTTCACAAATCCCATTCTCCAACTGAGGTCTCGTAATTTTTTCTCGTACCAACACACGCAACCAAGTTTTTTTAGCAGAGAGATAATCCGCTTCGGTTTCAAAGGCTGCACGCCAACCAGGAAAAATCGATTTAAGCTCTTGAAAGAGCCAGTTAATCGTCTCTTCCGCACGCTGTGTGCGTTCTGGTGGGAGCGTGTTAATTTGGTTTTGTGTTATGGAATTTGCCATTGTGTACCGTCCACTATGAAATTCATTCCTGCAGACCAGCCTGTCTGCGTATCGTCAAATTTGGGTTTGTTGCGGTGTGATTGCCCTAAGTGCGGTGAATTTGGTCGCAGTTTCTCATCACGCCAATCCCAAGATGCGTTAAATCCCTGCCAGTTGCGTTCGATGCAAATTTCCACCGCTTCACAAATCGAAATCCCAGCCTTGTCCGCTTGTTTTTGCAGACGGTTGAGTTGCGTTTGGTTAATTACGCCCTTTTTGGCTTTGCGGTGTGCGATAAAATCTTTCGCCAGTTGTCCGGTAATACCGAACTGCTCAAGCAACATTTCGGATTCGCTTTTTTGCGTAGTTTTTTTAGGTTCATTGACTGGTTCTAAAGAGTGACTGGTTCTGGGTGAAATATTTTCACTACCCCCTAGTGCAAAATTTTCACTACCTAGTGAAATATTTTCACTACCCAGTGCAAAATTTTCACTACCTTGTTCAAGGTGTAAAAAGTATAAATTTGAGATGGAACCATCTTTATTTTTACGTTCTTTTTTGCTTACTAATCCCATTTTGATTAAATATTCAATGTGACTAATTGCACTACGTCGAGTCATCTCGCATTTATCGGCAATGTATTGATAACTTGGAAAACAAATTCCATCATCATTGGCATTATCAGCGAGTTTTAAAAGCACAAGTTTTCTAGCAGGATTGCCAACCTTACAATTCATTGCTTGAACCATTAATCGCATACTCATAGCATCAACTCCGAAGCATAACGTGACGCAATAAATTCAATGCCTTTGCTTGTTACGCGTGTCTGTGTGTAATTGTGACCGTGTTCAGCGGTACCTGTTTTAACCGTAAAAAGATCTTTCGTGTGTGCCGATTGATAAGGCAAAAGCACGCCAGATTGACGATACAAATATTTATCTTCCACCAAGCGATTAACCAATGCACGCTCAGGCATTTTTAAAATCTTCGCCGTCTCACGAAATGATTTACTCGTCCCTACTTCCACATAGTGATCAACAAAAGCGACTTTAGGTGCATTACGCTCTTTTTCTGCTTGTAACTGAGCGGCTAACATCAACGCCTCAGAAAAAGATTGCGGAATAAGTGCGGTTGGTTTTTGTTGATTTTCCAACGCTTGCCAGCGATCGACCACAGCGGCGGTAAATTCGGGCGATAAGCGAGCGACAATTACAAGGGTGTCTCGCTTATCTGAAAAAAATTCAAAATAACGTTGATTATTCTGCGGATGAATGTAGGAATGGGGTATCGTATTTTTTAGGAGACCCCTTTCAATCAATTCACGCACTAATTTCAATACGTTATCGTGACGCTTCTCGCACAACTCCGCAATTTCTCGACTACTCATCGTCAAAGTACTTGCGTTTTCTTTCGTAATCGTTAATAATTGATTCATCTGTATATTCCTTAGTGAATTAGCCACGAAATTTCCTCGTGGCTTTTTTTATTTCTTGTGTAACACAATCGCACATTCAATCGAATGTTGCGTCGCTGCCAAATGTTTACTCAATGCTTGACGGATTTTGTCTTCTTCTTGCGAAGTGATTTCGCCGTCTTCTAACGCCGTTTCTAATGCAGCAAATAACAAGCCTCGTGCGGAAAGCTCGTGCAGTTGTAAATTAGCAAGCTCAACCTTGTCTAATTCATTCTCTGCTACATCAGGTACAAAACGCCCACCAGCCAAACGGCATAGTTCATCAATAAATTGCGTGCAGCCATATTCTTGCTGAATCGCAATTAATTCTTCATTTTTGAATCGCTGACCCTTTGTTTGATAAAGACGATTGTTCAATTCGCTTTCAGTAAAACCTAAAAATCCTGCAACCGCACTTTTGCCGCCAGGTATCTTCTCAATCATTTCCATAATGACTTTCTTCATTGCCATAATTTTTGCCTTGTTTTTATGGTTTTCTTTTCTGTTGGTGTTGGTAAATTACAGTCATGCGATAATCGCAGAGCCTGACTTAATAGGTTTGCTAAAGTGTCGAATTTCTTCCGCAGAGACAGAACCGCCCAAGGCTTGAGATAGAATCTCGGAATATCTGGTTTCACCTGTATATTCAGTTCTTGGTAGAGAATTTGATGTGCGCCATTTGTAAACAGCTCGAACAGAAAGCCCACATAAATCTGCCACTTTAGCTGCACCCAAAGAGTCAATAATATGTTTTAAATTTCCCATATATAATCTCTTTAAATGAACTTTAAGTACATCTTAAAACAGAACTGAAAGTACTTCAAGTTTTATTTATAATTGAACTATTGGTTCAAAGGTGAAAAAAATGATTACTGAAGAAAAAATTAAACAGGACTTTGCCGCACGGCTGGACATTGCGTGCAAAAGAAAGAACTTGCCAGAAAAAGGCAGAGGAAAAGTTATTGCAGATATACTGAAAATTACGCCAAAAGCCGTGAGTAAATGGTTCAATGCGGAGACATTGCCAACTCAAGCAAATATTTATGTATTAGCTGATTTTTTGGGTGTAACAAAAGAATGGCTAACTTATGGCGATAAGAATGCCTCTATTGAGAAAATCGAAAAGCAAATATCCTACCCTTTGCTAAGTCCAATCCAAGCAGGGCTATGGACAGACATTAGATCGCTTGAGGGGTTTGACGGTTACGAGATGATCCCAAGCACAGTCATAGCCTCTGAAAATTCCTTTTATTTACGAATTGAAGGGAAATCTATGCTCCCCCGATTCAACGAGGGCGATCTGGTTTTAATCGATCCTGATATTGTGCCAACGCCAGGAAAATTTGTGGCGGCAATCAATGGAGACAACGAGGCGACATTTAAACAATACAAAGAGCTTGGTACAAGAACACCTGAAGGCATACCGCACTTTGAGCTTGTTCCACTTAATCCAATGTTTCCAACATTAAGCTCACTCAACCAAGAAATTCGCATTATTGGTGTGGCAAGGGAACGTGTAGAAACGTTATAACACAGAGCTGCAAGATAGGTTTGGATTGTGAAGGCAGAGGAAGTGTTATTGGATAAGAGAATGGATAAAATCATAGTTATTAGAGAAAGAATGGAAATGGGGGTAACCCGACCCTTTATCTGTCAAACAGATAAAGGGAATTGGTTTATCGTAAAAACATTGTCTATGATGCCAATCGGTCAGTTATTAGCGGAAGTCATAGGCTCAAAACTGGCTCATGAAATAGGGCTCCCCTGTCCAAGTATTGATTTTGTTGAAGTAAGTCACGAATCAACCCAATACGTTTCCTCAGAGTGGCGGCAAGACTTGCCTAACGGAATAGCGTTCGCATCATCATTTGTGGTAAATGCCAAAATTGCCAAAACCGTTCAAGTCAAAAATCCTGCATTTTTATCGGAGCCGGAACAAAAATTGCTCTACATGTTTGATCGTTGGATTTTAAATTCAGACAGAACCTCATCACAAGTCGGCACAGGAAATATTAATCTGCTGTTTGACGAACAACAGCAAAAAATTTTAGTGATAGATCATAATCTTGCCTTTGACGAAAGAGCTGATTTTTCTGAACATATCTTTTCACAAAAGAACAGAGAGTGGCGACTTGACTGGGTAGATAAACAAACTTTTATGGACAAAGCCGTTGACATACTCAAAAATTTTGACGATATTTATCAATCCATTCCTGATGATTGGTTTGTGGAAGATGAGGTATTTCATAAAATTGATCAACAAATTAACCGAATAAAAGCACTTTTAAACCGAATAACACAAGAAAATTACTGGGACAACATAGAATGAAACAACCTATTTTATACAGCTTCGTGCGGTATCGTCCGTATTTTGAAACAGGCGAATTCGTCAATGTTGGCTTATTGATGTGCGAGCCTGAAAAGAAAAAACTCACTTATCAACTTGTACCTAAAAATAACAAGCGTGTGAATGATTTTTTCTATAAAAGCAAAATGTTTGAAACTGTCCGCGAGACTATTAATGATGAATTACAATATATCGTTAGTCAGCCATTTAACGGAAGTGCGCAGGATATGGCAACCTTCTTTCACCATTACATTGATGTGAAAGAAGGTATTGTTCAATATAGCAATGCAGCGGTAGGAATGGTGGATGATCCGCAAGGTTATTTTAACAAGCTATATACGCAATTCATCCAAAATGCTGGAGTAAAACCAGAAAACCAAGAACAAGCGATTTTGAAACATTACAAAACCTTGTTTAGACAAGAAAACGACAGTGTTCTTGCACAATACAAACAATATATGGTGAATGGTGATTTTGCTAAATTTGCCCTTCCTTTGGCATTGAAAAACCAACAAGATAAACATATTTTAAAAGCGGTAAAACCTCTTGCATTCGATCAGGTTGAAAGCCCGAGCATGATTGAACATTGTGACAGCTGGGTAGCGAAAATTAATCGCGCAGAGCAAGAAGGATTTATTAAAAGAGAGAATATTTTATTTGCTCTTGATACACCAAACACAGCGCATAAAGCTAATATTCTCGACACAATTAAGCGAACATTTGATCACTTCAAATTACAACACATTAGCTGGGATGAAGATAAACAAATTATTAATTTCGCTAAAGCCATTTAACCGTTAAACCACGCACTGACGCTACTTGATTCGATGTTACCGACATCAATGTCGGAGACATATCAATCACAATAAACCGCCTAACTGGCGGTTTATTTATTACTTATTAAACGCTGCAATCAACTCCTCCAGCACAATCCTCTCCTGCTCATTAGCGCGCACAATCCTCAACTCTTCATCTACGCGCGACACTATCTCATTAATCCCTAAGCTATTAATCCCTTCGCAATTCAGAGAGATTAGCCATTTTTTAAACTCTTTTTTCATAATTGCCCTCCTTATCGGCAGTGGCATAATAAACCAACCTCAATTTAAACCAACTATCGCTACCAAAATTTGCGATCAGCATCGCAAAAATCTTAAAAACACACCACAAAACACAAACTTTGCTTTTCAATCGATTAAAAAATAAGCAATCAAACACTATTTCAAAAAATTTATTTCTTTAGAAATCAACCTAATATAAACAAAAAGTACATTTTATTAAAAACATGTACTTTTTGTTCTTGACTATAATGAACCATAAGTACATAATACCCACATCAAAACGAGATACACATAACCAATATCTCAACGCTCTTTAAAAATTGTGATGAAAAAAAAGCCCCGATAAACAGGGCTAGGTTACTAAGATTCATAAATTGGTGTATTGCGATTAGTGTCCATAACAAGATGAATGCAATTTATGCAGTTCTGTTTGGTTGTATAACCTTCACTAACGGCAATGATTTCGTGATTAGCGGCTTTTAGTCGCCAATACCACTGATTATTTACACCTTTAAATATTTGAAAATACATATAGGTAATTCCTTATGCAAGATGAAATGAAACGCTATGCGATTTCTTATTACTTCGACGGCAAAAGGTGGGCGACAGATGTTTACGCCCATTCATTCGAAGAAGCGGAAGAAAAGCTAAAAGCAATGTCCCAAGGTACTGTTGACGGC